GAGCTGACACCGACGGCGGGGTAGGTCTGCCCGGCAATTTCGGTGTCGCTGGCGCCGACCGGGTAGGCCAGTGCGGTGTTGGTCAGGTATTGGCGGCCGTGGTTGAACGCGAACTGGCGGATCTGCGCGACCGTCGCCGGCGACGCGTTGACGGCGTCGCCGTCACCGGCGTGCCAGTGATGCCAGTCCCACACGTCCGTGGTGACCCCGGAGGCGACCCCGACCGGGTCGAACACGGCCTGTCGGCCGTGCACGACGAAACGGCCGAGCCGGTCGGTGTAGGCGTTCGCGAGCTCGGGGAACTCCGCGTCGACGGTCTCCTGGATCGCCGCCAACGCGGTCTCGCCCGGCGAGTAGATCGTGGCGCGACCGTCGTTCTGGAACCCGGTCGCGACTTTCACGTTCAGGCTGAAGATTACGTACATCTCCGCGGGGATCCCGGCCTGCGTGAGGATCTGCACGATCCGGTCGTGCGCGAGCTGGTTCGACCAGAACGCGATCTGCCCCTCGCTCCCGGCCGGGGGTGCGTCACCGAAGTAGACGGTGCCTGGGCTCGCGTACATCTCCACGCTCTCGAGGATCTCGAAGATGTCGACGAGGCTGAGGGTGAGCTGGTTGACCTGCTGGGAGGGATCGAACAGGTAGTCCCACTCGGCGACGAAGCCGCGGAACCTTGTGTCCCACGAGCTCGTGACCGGGTTCCAGCGGGCGACCGCGGCCTGCATCAGCGGTTCGATGTTCCCGAAATGCGGCCCCGACGGGTTCGTCGGGTCGAGGAGCCCGTGACGGTCGTTGATCGTCACGGTCGCGGTTCCCCCGGAGGTGCGCTGCGTCTCGGTGGGGCGGCCCCGGTCGATCTGGTAGGACGCGACCAGCGTCCCGAGGGCGGGATCGTCCAGCCTCGTCCACGCCGGCGCGGTCGCCAACGTGTTTTGCGCGAACGCGAGGCTCACCCCTTGCGGCGCCGCCACCTAGCGGCCCCGCCTCGGGCGAGGCCTCCGTTTCGCCCTCGCCTCGAGCTCGTTCTCCATCGCCGTCATGTCCTGGACGCCGTGCAGGTGCACGCCCCCGTGGATCACGACCGTCCCGCCGACGCCGGCGGTGTTGTACGCGGGGGAACGTTTGAACTTGATGTTCGCGACCCCCGCCTGCCGGCCAAGCTGCGCGTTGATCCCCGCGATCGTGTTGTACACGTCGATCCACGCCTGCCCCATCAGCCGGCCGGAGTGGAGGGCGCGGATCGCGGCGGCGCGGATCCGGCGCAGCACGTTGTCCTGATCCTGCGTGGTCCCGAACGCGCCCGCCCTAGCTTGCGCGATCTGCAATCCCATCGGGACCTGCCAGTTCCCGATCGGCCCGAAGGTGCGCGCGTACGCCTGAAAGCCGCCGAGGAGCGACTGGCGTTCGGTGCGCGCGAACGCGCCCAGGCCGGGGATCGGCCCTGTCCCGCCGACCACGTTCGGGAGGTGGATCGCAGCATGCCTCCCGGCTCGCGCTGCCTGCTTGGTGACCGACGCGATCGTGCCGAGGGTGCTGTTGATGTCGCTGTAGTAGGCCGCGTACTCGGCGAGGTACTGCTTGTTGGTGATCCGGTGCTGGTTGTGGAGCTTCTCGAGGAAGTTCAGGGCCGCCTGGTCGTGCTGGATCTGCTGGCGTAGCAGGCTGACGTTGGTCGGGTCGGCAGCGAGACCCATCTGGAGCCGCTGGTACGCCGTCAGCGGCGGGTTGTAGACGCCGGCGCCGCCGACCTGGCCGGCCGGGAGGTTGGTGCCGAGAACGGAGCTCAGGGGGCCACGGTTGAGGTACTCGAGGTAGCCGACTCGTTGCGCGATCAGGTCCTGCCCGCTGAGCTTCCGCCAGTTGATCGGGAGGGTGCCGCCACCGGGGAGCTTCAGCGTTCCCGTCACTTTGCCGCGGCGGGCGGCCTGGTAGATGTAGTACGGCTCGGTGCCTTTCCGGAACGGGGTGCCGCCGGTCGCGTCTTCGGCGCTGACGGCCTGCTGCGTCAACGCTTTCTTCCCGAGCAGAAGGTCGGTGATCGCGAGCGTCGGGATCGCGAGGATCGCGAGGCGTAGCTTCGCGACCTGGCCGGTGGAGGTCTCGGCGGCGGTCCCGACCCCGCGGATCCCGGCGGCGGTGTCGGCGATCGAGTTGAGGATCTTCGCGCTCTTGAACACGAGCAGCGCCGCGATCAGCAGCTTCACCGCGTTCTTCGTTCCGCCGACCGCGGCTGAGAGATCCTTGAACGCCGTGATCAACGGGTCGATCACCGCTTTCAGGTCGCCGATGATCGCGGTTGCGGTCTGCATCGCCTGGTTGACGTCGCGCTGCAGCCGGCCGGACCGGTTCATCCGGTCGAGCCACGCCGAGAGACGGTCGAGGTACTTGTTCACGGTCGGCAAGAGGGCGGTCCCGATCGTGACCTCGGTGTCGTGGAGGATCGCGTGGAACCGCTCCTCCGCGGTCGTTCCGGCCCGCGCCTGCCCCGCGAGCCGCTGTGACGCCTCCGCGATCAGCTCGAGCCCGTGCGCGTGCTTGTCCAGTCCGGGGACGGCGCGTCTTAGGGCGGTCTCCTGCCCGCCGAACACTTTCGCGAGCACCGCTGCGGCGCCGGCGAGGTCCATGTTCTTCGCCCGGGCGAGGTTCGCCGCCACGCTTTGGAGCCGGATCGACTCGGTGATCCGTTTCGTGCCGCGGTCAAGAACCGTCAGCGCCTTCTCTGAATCCTCGATCGTGAATCCGTACTTCCCGAGCGACAGCCCGGCCTCGTCGATCGCCCGTTTGTTCGCCCGGAAGTTCTCGCCGTTCGCTTTCAGCTGCGCCGCGAGCTGCCGGCTCGAGCGTTCCGCGTCGACCGCGGCACCGATCACCGTCTTGAACGCCTCCCCGGCCGCTGAGAACCCGACGAACGCGCCCGCGGCAACGACCGCGGAGCGTGCGATGTTGTGCATGCTCCCGGTGACCTTCGCCTCGAACCGTTGGGCGCCGTTCGCGGTCTCGCGGAACGCGCGCTGCAGACTGGAGGCGTCACCGACGATGTCGACTTCGATCCGGCGCGCCATCTATTCCCCCGATTGGTGGAGGGCGGCGAACAGGTCGAGGCAGCTCATCAGCTGGCCCGGGGTGTGCTCACCAAGGCTATCGACGGTGACTCCGAAGGATCCGAGGCGGGGATCCCAGAGGCTGCTGGGGTCGGCTCCGATCTCTCCGAGCTCGTCGGCGAACCGGTTCCAGAAGAGCTCGAGCTCGCGTTGCTGTTTTCGGGAGGAGGGCCGGCATCACCCTCATCAGCGGCAGCGTCGGTCTCGAGCTTGACGGTGGCGCCGAACGGCGCGTCGACGAGCCGGTCGAACAGCGCCGGCACCTCGTCGGTCTGCAGCTTCCCCGCGCGCCTGAGCGCGATCGCGGCGAACGCGCAGATCAGTTCCGGGTCCGCCCCGCGGAGCCCTTCCTCGATCGTGGTCGGGAGATACCCGGACAGCCGTTTGATCCAGCCCCACTCGCGGGTGGTGGGTTCGCTCTCGGCGATGTCGAACGGGTAGCGGCCATCCCACGGCGGCACACCGGTGATCACGATCCAGTCCACCTCATTGCTCCCAGATCTCGATCACGCGGTCCAACGCCTCCTCGACGCGATGGACGGTTTCGGCCTCGTTCGCGTCCAGCGCCGGCAGCAGCGCGCGGCGCATCTGCATGGCGCCGTACTCGGGATGCCGGCCGGTCGTCTTGCGGATCGACTGCTCGACCGCGACCCCGCGCTGGCGGACCCGCACCTTGTACCCGGCCGCGCTGCGCGCGTCGATCGGGCTGAACCGGGCCGCGGCGTCGCTGCGGACGAGCTCGCCGACCTCCCGGAACGCCTTCCTAAGCTCGCGTCTCGTGTTCGGGTCGATCTGCCTCGAGGCCTTGATCAGCTCCTTCCAGCCCTTGACCTGAACGGTGGCGACCCGTGCGGGCATCAGGTCGTGAAGAAGTCGAAGCCGGCCGCGTCGGCGGCCATGAACGTGACCTGGAACGCATCCTCGGAGCCGCGCTGCGCCCCCGGCCCGTACGAGTAGATCTTCGCGTTCCCTCGCAGCTCCGGGTTCGTCACCCCAACCGGGGTCGAGCTGTCGGGGCGCCACTTCAGCGCGGTCGTCGTCCGGCCCTTGTAGATCGGGTACAGGGTCTGGTGCACCTCACCGGTGCCGTAGGAGCCGAAGAACTCGACCGTCACCGACTGCGTCCGGGGGCCTTGCAGGTACTCGTTGTTGCCGGCCGGGTTGAACCCGGACACGTCGACCTGGGCGTCGTCGAACGCGACCTGAACCTGCCTCGCGAAATCGGACAGGTCGACCAGGTCGAGCGTGACGGAATCCTTCAGCGCGATCCGCTTAGGCATCGTTCTCCTCCTTCTTCTTCCGTTGGCCGCTCACGATCTCGATCGAGCCGCGCTCCAATGCACGCTGCTCGAGGTCGGGGTCGAGGTCGGCTTCGAACTCCTCGCCGGGCGGGTGCTCGTCGAACGCGACCGGCCCGGTCACCTTGTACTTCGTCATGTCCACACCCCCACTCTCCATTCGCATCCGATCATCTGGTCCTGCCCGTCGTCGGCGTACCGCCGGAACCCCGACACCGACCCGTTCGTGTTGTCGACCGTCGCGAGCTCGTCGACCGCGAGCGCGGCCTCCACGCTCGCGGGGTCGTTTGGGTCGAGCAGCCTGAGCAGCAGCTGGGATGCTGCCTCCCAGTCGTTCGTCGCGACCCGCGCCCGCACCGTGAACCAGACCCGCTTACTCCCCGGCCCGAAGCCGGCGCCCTCCTGGAACGGGTCCGGCGGGTAGATATCGATGCTCGGCGGGGTCGGGTTCCCGTTGAAGTACGGGTAGACCTGCAGCCCATCCACCTCCCCGGTGAGCGGCGCAAGGGCGGCGGCGATCGCCTGCACCGTCTCGTTGAGGCTGCTCACCCGACACCCCAGTCGGCCCACAGCGGGCGCAGCTTCAGGTTGTGCCGGTAGAAGCTGTCGCGCGCGGCGAAGGTGGGGACGACGTCGGGGCCGAGCTGCAGCACCCCGAACGGGGAGGTCATCGCTTTCCAGTGCTCCTCGGCGCGTTCGAGGTTGACCTGGACGACGAGGACGGGCGGCGGCGAAGGGGCCGGGTTGTCGGTCGGGTCGTACCCGAGCGACCAGTCGATCTCCTCCGCCGCCGCGTCCAGGCAGCGCTGCATCGCGTCCGACTGCGCCGCCGTCGGGGACGGCAGGTTGAGCACGCGTTGCAGCTCCGCGATGTCGACGTAGGCCATCAGCTCGCCTGTTCGGCCTCCACGATCGCGTCCCTGATCTCCGCCTTCGTCATCGACGCGTCCACATCGACGCCCTCCTCTTCGGCGTGCTCGAGCAGCTCCGACTTCGTCATCGCGTCGAGCGGATCCGTCTGCGGCTCGACGTCGGATTGCGTGTCGACCCCGGGGCCGGACCCGTCCTCCCGGACGACCTGCTGGTTGGGCCAGTCCAAGGCCGGCCCGGCGATCTCCTGCTCGGTCTCGCTCATGGTGTCTTCGTCACCTTCACGATCCCGGTGCCGAG